GCATCCACAATTAATTCACTACGCCAGGCATTCCAACTTCAACGCCTAGCAGAAAAAGACGCACGCGGCGGCACACGATACACAGAAATCGTTCGTAGCCACTTCAACGTCACAAGCCCAGACGCACGACTACAACGCCCCGAATTCCTCGGAGGCTCAACATCACGTGTCCAAGTTCAACCTGTAGCAACTACAGCCAATATTGTTAACCCAGTTGGTTCACTCGGTGCACTCGGCACCGTAGCATCAAACAAAGACGGATTCACAAAATCCTTTACCGAACATGGCGTTATTATCGGTCTTGTATCAGCAAGAGCAGATCTTACATACCAGAAAGGCATAAACCGCATGTTCTCACGCCGCACTAAATACGATTTCTACTGGCCTACTCTCGCCCACTTAGGCGAACAGGAAGTTAAAAACAAAGAAATCTTCGCACAAGGCACATTAGGCACAACAGACGAAGGCATCTTCGGCTACCAGGAACGCTGGTCTGAATACCGCTATGGTATTTCAAAAATCACATCCAAGTTCCGTTCAGATGCATCAGCATCACTCGAGACATGGCACCTTAGCCAGGACTTCGCAAACTTACCACTACTTAATGAAACATTCATTGAAGACAACCCACCAATAACACGAGCAATCGCTGTTCAAACAGAACCACACTTCATTCTAGACGCATATATCAACTGCAAAACCGCACGCGCAATGCCAACCTACTCCGTTCCAGGACTTATTGATCACTTCTAATGCGTATATTCTCATATATATACAATCCAGTAGAGCTGTTTGAGCGCCTTGCGCTCATTCAGCCTATCATTGGAACATTAATCGGAAGCATAGCATCAGCCGCTATCGGTTCAAAAATCTCATCAGCCTCTGCTCAAAAATCAGCTAATAAGCAAATGGACTTTCAAGAAGAAATGTCCAACACCTCATACCAACGAGCAATGGCAGATATGAAGGCCGCAGGCCTTAATCCTATGCTCGCATACCAACAAGGAGGCGCAAGCACTCCTACTGGAGCATCACACGGCTTACCAGACGTAAACATAGGCGGCCAAGCCGCCCAATTAGCATCAGCCAAACAAGCTTCCGCACAAACAAAAAACATTACTGCACAGACTGCTAGTTCAGCCGCAGACGCACGAATCAAAAAAGCTGAAGCAAAACTAATAGAAGCACAAACTAAAATTATAATGAAACGCCCTGAATTACTTACCGGTTCAGCAACTAATAAAGCACTAGGATCAAGCATTATGGGTCGTAATATGGGCGCAGCAGCTGACTGGAGTTCAGCAGCTGTCCAAAGTATTATGAACGGTATTACAAACACTATTCCAAAAATGGGTAAGGGTTTAGATACCATTAAAAAAGAAACCAAAGATTACTTTTATGACAATAAAGGCATAAAAAATTATAAATTCCGATAAATTATGAAATACAGACAATCACTCAGCCGCAAAAAATCCTCTAAGATGTTCTCCCGCGGAGCATCTCGCACACAATCCATTAACCTAAGCACCGTCAATCCAGTCATGATGCGCGGTGGAACAAGACTCTAAAAATGCCCTGCTACCACCCACTGACGGCCTACCGTCACAAGGGGGGCAGAATAGACGGCAAATGGTCTGTCACATTCAACCGAGCAAACGCTTATACAGATTTACCCGTGCAACTCCCATGTGGCCAATGTATTGGCTGCCGCCTAGAAAAATCCAGGCAATGGGCACTCAGATGCACGCACGAAATTAAACAGCACGACCAAAATTGCTTCATTACCCTAACCTTCGATGACGAACACCTAGACCCTGACCAGACTCTAGTCAAAGCCGACTTCCAAAACTTCATGAAGCGGCTCAGAAAAAACACATCTCAAAAAATACGATACTATCACTGCGGGGAATACGGCGATCAACTCGGCCGCCCACATCATCACGCAATTCTATTCGGATACGATTTCCCCGACAAAAAATACTTCAAAAACAGTAAAAAACATAAACTCTTCTCAAGCGACATACTAGACAAAGCTTGGCAACACCAGGGCCACACACTCATTGGCGAAGCCAATTTCGAAACAGCCGCATATTGTGCGCGTTACATAATGAAAAAAGTAACTGGCATGCCAGCTGAGGAACACTACGGAAACAAACTCCCAGAATACAACACTATGTCACGTCGCCCAGGCATAGGCCGCGACTATTACGATAAATACAAAAACGAAATATACCCAGACGACTTCGTCGTCTCTAGGGGTCAAAAAATGACCCCCCCTAAATTCTACGACAACCTACTTTACCAGGATAACCCACAACAATACGAGGCCATCAAAGGCCATCGCATTCAAAACATAAAAAAATTCGACGATTACGGCGATTACACTCGACTACCTATTAAAGAAGAGATAAAATACGCTAAATCAAAAACACAATTACGCCCACTTCATCAATGAAAGTCATTTTCTCATTAATAGCCAAATCAAAAGCTAATCCAAAATATATTCTCACAATAATTGCAGTGGCTTTACTAGGCCACTACGCACCAGACCAACTATCTACTATCCTCACAGCGATAGGGGAGGGTGCATAAAAAACTATTTCACATACTATATATTGTGCGCCACTTTCGTATAAAACGCTGAAAACAAGCGTCTTACACAATAACCAAAACAAGATAAAACCATAAATAACCATAAATAACCAAACATGATACAAAATGCATACTCAATCAAAGACGCTAAAGCTAATGTCTTCTCAGCGCCCTTCTTCTCTATCAACGACCAAGTCGCACAACGCTCATTCGAGCAAGCATCTTCTGACTCGAATACTACAATCAGCCAAAACCCTCAAGACTTCTCTCTATACCGTCTTGCAACCTTCGACGATCAATCCGGCGAATTAAACCCTGAAAAACAACCTTACTACCTCTCAACGGCTACAAATAAGCCTACTTCAGAGGAAACTCCAACATTCACAGAATACGTAGAAAGCTAAAATGGAACCTCAACACATAGACCAGGTACTCGAACGACTCGATACCTCCCTTTCCTTCAAAGGAACAAAAACACGCACAAAAAGCGAATTTGCCGATGAGGCAAATATCAACAACATAGTTAAACGCTGCATGAACGGCGGAGCAATGCCAACAGGCAATCGTACTCCACTCTTCGGAGATTTCTCCGAAGTATCCGACTTCAATCAAGCACAAACTCTAATTGCTCAGGCAAATGCCGAATTCCAGCAATTACCATCAGACATCAGAGAAAAATTCGGAAACAACGTATCCGACCTCATGGACTTTCTCGATGACGAAAACAACCTAGCCGAAGCCCAAGAGCTCGGACTAGCACCTAAACCAACTTCTGAGCCAGAAAATAACACAGAAAATACGCAAAAAGCGGCTCCAGAAACAACTCTTAGCGAAAGCGAAGTATCAGGTTAGGTCACCCGGGGACAGTTGCCCTTCTTGTTGTAACTGTCCCCACTGACACTAATTGAGCAAAGCGAAATTAACAAAAGCCGTCTGCAAGACATTAAGCCACCAATTCTAAGCCAAAAAATCATGCCACAATCTAATATGACACACCAATTCAGCCAAACACCAAAGGTTGAAACTCAACGCTCTTCATTTGACAGGACACACCAGCACAAAACTACCTTCGACGCAGGTAAGCTTATTCCTTTTTACATAGATGAAGTCTTACCAGGAGACTCATTTAACGTAAATACTACACTCTTCGGCCGACTAGCTACACCATTACACCCTATCATGGACAACATGTTCCTAGATACACACTATTTCTTCGTCCCCAATCGCTTACTGTGGGACAACTTCAAGAAATTCATGGGTGAACAAAACAACCCATTAGACAGCACAGATTATATTATTCCACAACTAGTTGATAACAACTCCACAGGCTTTCCAGAAGGCGGTCTCGAAGACTATATGGGCTTACCCATAGCCGCACAAGCAAAAGGACTCTCAGTATCCGCACTCTGGCACAGAGCTTACAATCTTATCTGGAACGAATGGTTCCGCGACCAAAACTTACAAGACTCAGTCATGGTCAGAACAGATGACGGTCCCGACAATAAAGGAGGCAACTATTATAACATTCTAAATCGCGGCAAACGCCACGACTACTTCACATCCGCACTACCCTGGCCACAAAAGGGCCCAGGTGTAGAACTACCACTCGGATCAACTGCACCAATCAACGCAACAGGTATATTTCAACTAGAGGACCAACTAGGAGCTGCACTATCACTCCAAAAAAATAGCAACGCATTCATTATATCTAATACTTCTGTACCAGCAAACGGTTCAAACCTTATTTACTCATCAGGACTAGAAGCCGATTTATCCGATGCAACTGCATCCACAATTAATTCACTACGCCAGGCATTCCAACTTCAACGCCTAGCAGAAAAAGACGCACGCGGCGGCACACGATACACAGAAATCGTTCGTAGCCACTTCAACGTCACAAGCCCAGAC